GCTCGCGCGCGGCCGCGCGGTCGCTGAACACTTCCTCGCAGTGGAAGCACCGCCACGGGTGAGGCACTGATCCCGTCTCCGCTGTTCCTGCGAGGGCGGCGCGGATTTCTTCGCGCAGTGTTTCGTCGGTCATCGTGTCGTTCCACTCGCCGTCCAATGCGCGCTCCCAAGCATCCAACTCAGGCAGCGCGCGAACGAGCAACGCGCGCAGGCGGTCCTTCGCCAGCGCCTCCTTCACTAGCGCGCCATCCATCTCGCGTTCCCACGCCCGCAACCGCTCGATCTCGTCGGCGGCCTGCTTCCACATCGGGGCTCCGATGCGCTGCTCGCCCATGCGCAGCCATTCGATCAGTTCATCGGCCATTGCGCTCACCCTCGGTTTCATTGTCCGCAGTGCGCTGATACTTGACGACGCGATAATCCCAGCCGGGAAGTCGCTGGCGCCAACGGCGCATATGCGCATACGCCTCGTTCTCCTGGAACTGTGGCGTATCGCACGGCGTCCAGCACGCGCAGCGCGCGGCGGTAGTCCTTCTGCGTCCGCGGCGCCAGCGTCGGCAGCACCTCGCGCTCGTACCGCTCGAAGCACTTCCGCAGCGTCGTCAGGTCCGCATTGCTGACCGGCTCGAGCTTGTCCGCCATGAAGCGGTACAGCGTCGGGTAGTCGCCGACCTCGCAGATGCGCAGGTTGTCGCCGCTCGGCGGCCGGAACCACCATGCGCCGTGGTGCTCGTACACGTACTTCGGCAGATGCCGATTCGACTCACGCGGCCTTGCCATCGTTCTTCCCCTCGAACTGCGCGCGGTCCACCATCGGGAAACTGTCGTGCGGACGCACGCGGAACTTGATCGGCGGCTTCATCTTGCCGAGCACTTCGATCTGCTTCGCGCGGCGGGCGTACCCCGTCAACACGCGGAGCTCGTCCGCAGTCAGCCACAGACTCACGCCACCCTCCACACGCGCACGCCATCCCCATCGCGCCGCATCGAATACTTGCGCTCCAGCTTGCGCCGCGCGAACTCCACCTTCGACCGCACGTGCAGGAAGTGCGTGTACTCCTGTCCCGGCTTCGCGCACGGGAACAGCACCGTCTGCCCGACGTCCAGTTCCCAGATGGTGTCGCGGATCGCGCAGGGCACCGTGCGCCGCTGGATCGGCGGCACGGGGATGCCCTCCTCGATGACGTACGGCGATTGACTCACACCCGCACTCCCTTCACCCGGTCGCGCGCGTAGTTGCGCAGCGTGTCCCGGTCCAACCCGAACTCGCGCTCCAGCACCGCCGGCTTGTTCGCCTCGTAGAGCGCCCAGCGACGCCGCACCTCTGCGGCGCGCTGGGGGTCGAGGCGCGGCTTCTGACCGCTCAGCATCACGCCGCCTCGGGCGCCGGCACGCGCACCGTCTGACCGGACAGCGCCGACTCGCGCGCCTGGTACTTCTCGCGCAGCGCCGCCACGTCCGCCGGCAGCATCCCCGCCTTCACCTGCGGCGTGATCGTCTTGCCGAGCGCCTTGAGCGCGTCCATGTCCTTGCACAGCGTGATCTGCGCGGACAGTTCCTCGAGCTTCGCCGCGGACTCCTCGGCGCGCTTGCGCTCGGCGTCCGCGATGGCCTCGGCGTCCGCCGCTGCGGTCTCGTCGCTCGTGCCCATCTGCGCCTGCGTTTCGCCGAGCAGACCGAGCAGCGGCTTGGCGAGCGTGTCGAACGAGGGATTGACGAACGAGCGGCCCGCGAGCACGCCCGTGCGGTCCTTCTCCGCGTACGCAACGATCGTCGCCAGTTCGTTCGTGCGCTTCGGCTTGATCGCTTCCATGCGGATCAGGATGTGCGGCTCGTAGGCGGTTTCGCCCTCGGCCTTCATCTTCACGCCCACGGCCTTGAGCTCTTCCGTCTCCTCGTTCGTGGCGTACTCCGTGCCCTGCCGGCCGCAGATCAGCACGTGCATCGGCGAGGACAGCAGCACGGCCATCAGATCCTTGTACGGCTTCTTGATCTTGCCCCACGCGTGCATCGGGATCGTGCCGGCGCGGGTCTGGTTGCCGCCGTACGCCTGGATGGCGGCTTCCCACAGGTGCGTCACGGAGTCGAGCACGATCACCCCGTACTCCGCGGGCGACAGTCCGCGCACCGCGTTCAGCACCTCGGTCAGCGAGCGCGTGTACAGCGCGTCGAAGTCGAACGCCTCGGGGTGCACCGCGCGCGACGGCACCGCCTTGCAGTAGAAGTCCGTGCCGCGCTCGGTGTCCACGTACGCGACGCGCTTGCCCGAGTGCTTCGCGAGACCTTCCGCGAGCAGCAGCGACGTGAACGTCTTGCCGCTGCCCGGCGGACCGTACACGCCGATCTTGAGCGCCGCTTGTTCTGCCTTTGCCTTACGAAAACCGGCCATAAGCAATCCCTCCTGGGGTGTAGCTAGCCGTTACCGGGAGCCGCCCGGTGCGGTTCAGGGAAATCGGTTGCGAGCCATGCGCCCGCGGAAATCTTCGACGGAGCCCGTGCGGTGCACGCGCGGATCGGGCGCGCCGTAGAGGCGTCGCTGCCGCTCGACGTAGCGGTCCCACATCCGTGCGCCGCGAATCCACAGCCACACGAACAGCGCGCAGAGCACGATCCACTGCAGGGCGAGCACGGCGAGATCGTCGGCGCTCACGCGCTCCCAGAGGCTCATGCCTGCGCCCTCAGGAACATCGGCAGGCGGATGCGGCAGGTGCCGTCGCAGCACCAGCACCGCGCGTCGTCCACGTCCATCTCGAGCCCGCCGATCTCGACGGTGCGCTGCTGCGTGCCGCGTCCCTGGCACTCGTCGCACACGTCCGACTCGATGCAGTCGAGGCACACGGTGTACGCGCCGACGATGAGTTCGGACGCGGGCAGCAGCCGGCGACAGAAGTCGCAGCGGAACTTGGGGTCGCTCACTTGCGCCCCCCCGTCACAATGTTCGCGACGCCGTACTCGGAGGCCAGCGACTCGGGACGGCGGCGCGCCGGACGGTCCACGTCCGCCCACGAGTCGTCCACCATCACGCTGTACGCGGGCTTCCGCTCGATCGTGTTGCGGCGGATGTCCGCGTACAGGGTCCGCGCCACCTCCGTGCCGCCGTCGATGTACGCCAAGCTGATCGCCGAGCGAATCGTGCTCACGATGTCCGCATCGAGATGCACGCCCGCCGCCAGCCAACGGCTCGCCAGCTGTTCCGCCGCCTTCTCTCCGTACTCGCGCGCGTCGCTCATTTGTCGCTCCTCGGTCGAACCTTGACCGTGAGCAGACGTTAGCACCGCTAAAGACTGGATGCAATAGCGCCGCTAAATTTCTTCGTGGCGGGGCACGGAACCGGGGTCAACCGGGCGGTTTCAGCGCGCTTTCGGGCGATCGTGGACCATGGGCTCGGAGGCCGGCTCGCGTGGCTTCGGGGGCATCGGCGGGGGATCTTCGCCCCGTTTCAGGGCCGCCACCGCCATCATCACGTACCGCTCCACGAATTCCTTCTCGTGGTCGGGCAGCTGCTCGAAGTCGGCCGCCAGGTCGGCGGCTCGCGGACTGACCCAGTGATGCAGTACGCGCACGCTCCGCTCGGGCGAGGGCGGCATGGTCTTGCCGCGCTGCGCCATTTTCAGCACTTCATCCGCGAGTTTCGGGCTGATCCGATCGAGGCGCACGCCCAGCGCCGACGCGATCTCCACCGCGATCTCCACCGCATTCTCGGGCGTGAGGGCACGGCGCCCGGTGGTCAGCTGGGACAGGTAGCTGGCGGTGAACCCCGCCTTTTCCGCGATCTCGGCCTGCTTCAACGGGTTGGCCTTCACGAGGGCCGCAAGTCGCTTTGCGTCCTCGATCTGCCACGGCTCGAGCTTGGAATCTTGGAATCTTGGAACGTACGTCGCCCCATAGGGTGATGTTGGGCACCCGTTGTACGGGAGGCGAATAGCGCGCTATTGCGCTTGTCGTGTAGCGGCGCTAAATTCGCATCCATGCACGCCCCGAAGGTCATCGCCCGCTATCTCCGGAAGCAGGGCATCAAGCAGTCCGATTTCGCGACACGACTTAACGTGACGCCCGGACTCGTGTCGCAGTGGCTGAGCGGAAAGACCGCCATCACCGCGGAGCGCGCGAAGCAGATCGAGGACGCGACGGACGGCGAGCTCACGCGCGCCATGCTCCGCCCCGACCTGTTCGAGGTGGCCGCATGAGCCTGCCCCTCAAGGATTTCCGCGTCGATCTGAACGAGGACATCCACGCCGCCCTCGAGGCGCGTGCCGCCGCCACGGGCTCCGACATGCAGTCGGTCGCGCGTGAAGTCCTGCAGGCGTGGGCGGATCGCGAAGCTCATGCGTACAGGGTGTACGCCCGCCGCGTGATCGCCAACGGCAACCAGACGGAACTGCCCGGACTGGAGACGGAACCTGCCGGAACGGGCCTTAATCGCAAGGGGCGCCGCTAGTGTCGCAGCGCCGAGATGTCCTCGCGAAGCAGCCGCACGTCCTTCTCGAGCTTCGCCACTCGCGCGCGCAGTGATGGCGGCGCGTTCATCGTGGACGGCCGAGCGCATCGCGCGGCTGCTGCCGAAAGCGCACAAGACGCCGACCGGGTACAAGGCGTGCTGCCCGGCGCACGAGGACAAGAACCCGTCGCTCTTCATAGCGGACGGCAACGACGGCATTGCCATGCGGTGCTACGCCGGGTGCGACTACCGCAGCATCAAGTCGGCGCTTGAACTCAAGGGCGTCGAGTTCTCCGATACAGGCGACGCTGACGGCATCCCAACGAATCACTACACCCTCGGCGAACCGTCACGCTCGTGGCACTACCGTGATCGCTCCGGCCGTGTCGTCATGGTCGTCTGTCGGTGGGAACAGCCTGGCGGCAAGAAGGACATTCGGCCGCTGATTCGCACCGCAGACGGCTGGAAGTGGGCACACCACGCCACGCCGCGACCGCTCTACAACCTCGACATGCTGGCCAACGAACCCGAAAGGCCGGTGATCGTGGTCGAGGGCGAGAAAGCAGCGGATGCTGCTGCACGGCTGTTCCGCACACACGTCGCTACCACGTGGCCAGGCGGGGCGTCATCCACCGGCGCAGCAGACTGGTCGATCCTCGCCGATCGCGACGTGACGCTGGTTCCTGACTGCGACAAGCCCGGCATCCAAGCGATGCAGTGGGTGGCGAAGGCGCTTGAACGGACCGCGCGTTCCGTTCGCATCGTCGATCCGCGGTCCCATGTGCCAACGCTCCCGGATGGATGGGACCTCGCAGACGCGGAAGCCGAGCACCGCGACGTGTCCCAGTGGTTCACCGCCGCAGAACCCGCCGTGCCCGCTGCACGGATCCCGTTCGTGTGGGCGGACGAGATCGACATCGACCTCAACGCGGAACAGCTGGTCGAGGATCTGATCTTCCCCGGAGCGTTCGTCCTGGCATACGGCGAGTCCAACACCGGCAAGACGTTCCTGGTGTTCGATATGGCCGCCGCGATCGCGCATGGCCGTCAGTGGTTCGGTCGGGACACGAAGCGCGGCCTGGTCGTGTACATCGCGGGCGAAGGGTTCATGGGTGTCGCCTTCCGCAAGAAGGCGTACGAGATGCGCGGACTCATCGAACCCGGTGCACCGTTCGCTGTGGTCAAGCGCGCGGTGGACTTCCTCACTGATCCGAGTGACACGACCGATCTCATCGCGCTCGTGCGTCAACTTGAGGAAGAGCGGGGGGAGAAGTGCGCGCTGATCGTCGTGGACACGCTGGCACGCGCGATCCCCGGTGGCAGCGACGCCGAGGCTGCGGACATGGGCTCGTTCATCGCCAACGCGGACGCCGTACGGCAGGCGACCGGTGCCGCTCTCATCGCCATCCATCACGCCGGCAAGGATCTCAGCAAGGGCGCTCGGGGCCATTCGTCACTGCGCGCGGCGGTCGATACGGAACTGCTCGTCGAGGGGCAGCAGGACCCGCGCACCTGCACGAACACGAAGCAGCGCGACCTCGAGCGTGCACCGCCGTTCGCGTTCGAGCTTGAACTGCAGGTCATCGGCACGACGGCGAAGGGCCGCACGGTCACGAGTTGCATCGTGAAGCCGGCCGGGCAGGCCCAAGCGCCCCGCGCGCGGCTCACCACACAGCAGCGGCTGATCCTGAACGGCCTGCGCGATGCCCTCCGTGAACAGGGCGAATTGCCCAATAGAGACGTCATCACCGGGACATTTTCGCTTGTCCCGGAGCGTGTTTTGTCAACAGCCGTGTGGAGAGAATTTTTGAAGTCGCGGGACATTCTGGTTGGCACCGACGAGGCCATCAAGAAAGCGTTCAACCGCGCGAAGGAAGCCCTTCTGGTTCAGAAGCTTATCCACATTCAGGACGGGTACGTATGGCTCGTGAAATAGCCCGGGACATTTCGGGACATTCAGGGACATGTCCCGGCGTGTCCAGCGGGACAGACAGGGACAGCAGCCTAAGAGGCTGTCCCGATGTCCCGCGACAGCATTCGGGCGGCGGATCGAAAACAGACACGGACAGAACCGCCGACCACAAGGCGAAGGTCCGCGCCACGCTCGCCAAGATCGACCCGGGCATGGTCGCGTGGCTCGACGCCGTGAAGGCGATGGACCCGACCGCGAAGCTGCATCGCGTCGAGGCCGTGCAGGACGGCGAGTGGCGGGCGATGGGGCAGTGGCCGAAGTGGCCGGAGGACCAGCGGTGACACGCCGCGGCGCCCGACTCGCCGACCTTCCGCCCGAGATGGTTCGCCAGGTGCGGGCGAAGTACACGGCGGCACGTCAGCGCGCGAAGCCGCTGGCGCCGAAGTTCGACTGGTCGGACCACCTCGCCGAACAACTGCGTTCGCGTGGGTTTCACGTGGAACGGGAGTACCAGTTCCACTCGGTGCGGAAGTGGCGCGTGGATCTGTACATCCCGAGCGTGTGGCTCGCCGTCGAGGTCGAGGGATTCGGCAAGGGCGGGCGGGCAGGACGACACCAGCGCGCGGACGGGTTCGCGGAGGACTGCGAGAAATACGCCGAGCTCGCGATCAAGGGCATTCGCCTGATCCGCGCCACGACGCGCCAGGTGAAGAACGGCAAGGCGCTCGCGTGGGTGCTGCGCATGTACGGACCCCAGGGTGAGTAGCGTGCTCGCCGAACTTGCCAAGCATCCCGGCGGGCTGAGCCGCGCCGAACTGATCGCGGTCGGACTGCAGGAGACGGCGTTCAAGCGCGCGATCGCGGGCGGACTCATCGAGGTCCGCGGCGCGCGGTACGTGCTCGGCATCGTCGGCCGGCAGCAGCTGGAACGCGAGACGGCGGAGCGCGACGTGAAGCGGTGCCCGTGCTGCGAGCAGACGAAGGACCGCTCGGAATTCTGGAAGGACGCGGCCCGTGCTGACGGGCTGTTCGCGTACTGCATCGAATGCGCGCAAGAGCGCAGGAGGATCGAGATGGAAGAGAAACAGGCCGCTGCACAGCAGGCGATCCGCGAGGCGGGCCGATCGGCCGCCGAGGCTGCCAGGCAGTGGGATTACGCGGTCGGCCTTTTGGCGGCCTCCTGGCGCGTCCTGCTGCAAGCTGACACGACCCAGCGCACGCAGCGCCGGACGGCCGGACGGGACATCGAGCACGGGCGGCTCGAGGCCCGGCTGGTCCACCCGCGGGCGGCGTACGTGCTGTTCCGACAGCTGGCGGACGCGAACTTCCCGCTGCCGATCCCGGTGCACCACGTCGAGAGCAATGCCTCGACGCTGGTCGAGTACATGGGCGAGACGCCGCAGGAGGACTACGTGGACACGGTGATCATCGAGCAGACTGAGGGCACGGAGGTGCCCGATGCGTCTGCTGCTCAAGGTGCTGGAAACGCTCTCGTGGGTGCTGGGGACGGTGATGGCGCTGCTGCTGCTGGGGTGGTGCACCTCGCGCCTGCCGTAGCGCGCAAGAAGCGCGGGCGTCCGCGAGCGCCCGTCGCTGCGGAGGCGTGACATGGCGAAGGGCAGGAAGACCGGCGGCCGTCAGCCTGGCTCGCCGAACAGGATGACGCGGGAACTGCGCGAGATGGTGCTCGGCGCGCTCGACAAGGCGGGCGGCGAGGATTACCTGATCGTGCAGTCACGCGAGAACGCGCCTGCGTTCCTCGCGCTTGTCGGCAAGTGCCTACCGAAGGACGTGAACCTGAACGCGGGCGTCAAGCTCTCGGTGAAGCTCGTTGGCACACGCCGAACTTGAGATCGAGTACGAGCCGCCGGGGCCGGTGGCGCGTGCGTTCCTCGAGTCCGACGCGTTCGTGCGCGGGATCCGTGGGCCGTTCGGGTCCGGCAAGTCGACGGTGTGCTGCGTCGACATCCTGAACCGCGCGCTCGAGCAGAAGCCCGGACCGGACGGCGTGCGTCGCTCGCGCTGGGCGATCATCCGCAACACGTACCCGGAACTGAAGACCACGACGATCAAGACGTGGCACGGCATCGTGCCGCCGAACATCGGGCGATGGGTGGACACCGGGCCTCCGACGCACTTCCTGAGCGGTGACGACCTCGACGTGGAGGTGCTGTTCCTCGCGCTCGATTCACCCGCGGACATCAAGAAACTGCTGTCGATGGATCTCACGGGTGCGTGGATCAACGAAGCGCGCGAGGTGCCGAAGGGCGTGCTGGATGGACTCACGGCGCGCGTCGGCCGCTATCCCGGGCAGGCGATCGGCGGGCCGACGTGGTTCGGCGTGCTGATGGACACGAACCCGCCCGACTCGGATCACTGGTGGTACCGCCTGGCCGAGGAGCAGAAGCCCGAGGGGTTCCAGTTCTTCGCGCAGCCGTCTGGGCTGTCACCGGCCGCCGAGAACGCGCAGAACCTGCCGACCGGGTATTACGCGCGGCTGTGCGCGGGCAAGACAGACGACTGGATCAAGGTCTACGTGCACGGCGAGTACGGGTTCGTGCAGGACGGCAAGCCCGTGTACCCGGAGTACAGCGACAGCATCCACTGCGCGCGTGAACCGCTCGTGCCGATGGCCGGTGTCGCCACGATCGGGCTGGACTTCGGCCTGACGCCCGCGGCGACGTTCCACCAGAAGGACGCTCGAGGCCGCGTGTACGCGTTCCACGAACTCGTGTGCGAGTCGATGGGTGCGACGAACTTCGCGCGCGAGCTCGCGGGCGAGATGGCGAAGTTTCCGCAGGTGACGCAGTGGGCAATCGTGGGCGATCCCGCGGGCGAACAGCGGGCACAGACCGACGAGCGCACGGTGTTCCAGGTGCTGATCGCGAACGGCATCCATGCACGGCCCGCGCGCACGAACGACTTCACGCTGCGACGTGACGCGGTGGGCAACGCGCTCAGCCGCCTGATCGACGGCAAACCGGGGTACACGATCAGCCCGACGTGCGTACGGCTGCGCAAGGCGATGGCCGGCGGCTACTGCTTCCGTCGCATCCAGGTGTCAGGCGATCGGTTCAAGGACGTGCCGGACAAAGACATGAACTCGCACGTGGCGGAGTCCGCGCAGTACGCGCTGGTGGACATGGGCGAGAACCCGCGTGCGATGCCGCAGCAGCGGGCGCCCACCGGGGCGATCGTCACGCGCCCGAACTGGAACGTGTTCGGATGAGGGCGGAGCCGTGGCGGCGGTACTTCGTCGTGTTCGCCGACTCGATCGTCCCGCACTGGTGGAACCGGTTCCTGCGTCCCGGGTACCAGCACTGCTACGTGCTCATCTGGGACGGGGCGTGCTGGCTCTACGTGGACCCTATGATGGACCGGACCCGCGTGCATATCCTCGACCTCTACGAGCCGGAGCACCCGGCGGCGTGGGTCGAGGACGAGTCGGCGCGAGTGCTGGAAGCGATTCCGGACGAGCGTGACGGGATGCGGGTTCCGTGGTCGCTCGGTGCGATCTCCTGCGTCGAGTCGTGCAAGGCGCTGCTCGGTATCCGGGCGCCGTGCGTGCTCACTCCCTGGCAACTCGCGCAGTACCTACGTCGGAGACGCCGCAAGCATGAAGGCCAAGAAGCCGAAGCAAACGCCCGAAGAGCGCGCCTTGATGGCCGCGCAAACCCGCGAGCTCGCCCGACAGGAGGACCAGATCACGGAGCGCAAGCGCCGGATCATGGGTGCGCAACGCTCTGGCCGCGCGAGCCTGCTGAGCGGCGGTGAGCGGGGCGTGATGCCGGGCGAGGTGCGCAGTGTGCGCGGCGCGGGGTCGGGCATGACCGGCGGGCGCACGAGCACCGGCGGCAAGGCGGGCGGTATGAGCCTGCTCGGCGGCGGTGTGCGCTCCGGTGGTGGCGGAGGCGGAAGCAGCGCGGGGAGCAGCGGCGGCACGGCGCGCCGAGTGAGCCGCGTGTGATCCCGACGAGCATCGGCCCCATCGAGCGGATCATCAGCCGCTACGACGCGGCGGTGGCCGCGCGCGAGAACTTCCGCTCGCTGATGCAGGATTGCTACCGGTACGCGATCCCGGACCGCGACCTCTTCACCGACCATGCCCCCGGCCAGCGCAAGGGCGCCGAGCTCTACGACTCGACGGCGATCGTTGCGGTGCAGGACTTCGCGTCCAGCCTGCAGTCGCGCATCTGCCCGTCATGGCGGCAGTGGTCGAAGATGGTGCCGGGCCCGGGGCTGCCGAAGGACCAGCGCGAGTCCGACGAACTGCAGATGTACCTCGAGGAAGCGACCGACGTCGTCTTCGGCTACATCAACCACTCGAACTTCGCGCTGAAGTCGCACGAGGCGTTCCAGGATCTCGCGGTCGGCACGGGCGCGATCACGCTGGAACTGAACGAGCAGCGCAACGGGCTGGTGTTCGACTCGATCCCGGCGCCGCAACTGGCGATCGAGGAAGGCCCGAACGGCATGGTCGAGACGGTCTTCCAGGACCGCAAGTCGCCCGTGTCGGTGCTCACGCGCACGTATCCCGGCATCAAGCTGCCGGAGAAGTGGGCGAAGCTGCTGAAGGACAAGCCGACCGAACTGGTCGAGTACCAGGTCGGCAGCATCTTCGATCCGCAGCGGCGCGAGTATCACCTCGTGGTCTTCTGCAAGGCGCACAAGGCGGCGATGTACTCGCGCGCCTACGGCGATACGTCGCCCGTGATCGTGTTCCGCTGGGCGACGAACCCGGGCGAGGTGTGGGGCCGCGGGCCGGTGATGCGCGCGCTGCCGGACGTGAAGACGCTGAACAAGGTCGTGGAGTTCATGCTCCGCGCCGCGGCGATGCAGATCAGCCCGCCGCTCACGGCGGTGTCGGACGGCGTGGTGAATCCGTACGCGCTGCAGCTGCAGCCGAACAGCGTGATCCCCGTCATGTCGAACGACCAAGCGAACCCGTCGCTGCGCGAACTCATCACGAACCCGCGGCCGGACCTCGCGCAGTTCATCCTCGCCGAGATGCGCCAGTCGGTGCGCTCGCAGATGTTCAGCGACCCGCGGCGTCGCGAGGGGCCGATCCAGTCGGCGACCGAGGTGATGATCGAAGACCGCGAGTACATCCAGCGCATCGGCTCGAGCTACGGTCGGCTGCAGACGGAGTTCGTGGAGCGCGTGCTAAATCGCACGGTGGCGCTGCTGCGCTCGGTCGGCAAGATGGCGCCATTCCGCATCGACGGTCGCGAGGTGACGCTGAAGCATCTCTCGCCGCTCGCGCGTGCGCAGGACCAGGAAGAACTACTGAGCCTGCAGACCGCGATGGAGGCGTCTGCGCCGTTCGGGCCGCAGGGCATGGCGCTCGCGGTGAAGCCGGAAGAGGCGGTGGCCTGGATCTTCAGGAAGGCGGGCGTGGACCCGACGATTCTCCGCTCCGACGCTGAGCGGCAGAAGATGGTCGAGCAGATGGGCGCGATGGCGCAGCAGCAGATCGCCGTGCAGAACGGACAGGCGGTGGCTTGAACTTCGATGCGCTGATTCCCGAGGCCGACGACACGCAGAAGCGTGAGCAGTGGGCGAAGGCGTTCGAGATCGCGAAGATGCACGCGGACGTGTTCAACACGGAAGCGGGGCAGGCGCTGCTGCGGCACTGGGAAGCGGTGTTCGTGTGGCGTCCGATCGTGAAGCCGAACGACACGCAGTTCGCGGCCGGCATTCGCGAGGGACAAGCCGACGTCGTGCGGCAGATCCACGCGCAACTCGATTTCGCCCGCAAGGGCAATCCGTGGGGTGAGGCATGACGGACGAGACTCAGACGCAGCAAGGCAGCGCCAGCGACGCCCCTGCGAACATCGTGGACGCTGGCAGCCAGGCGGCAGCTGCGCCGAAGGAGGCCGCGCCGCCGTTCGCGTTCACGTTCCAGCCGGAAGCGATCGAGCAGGTATTCGGCAAGCTCGGCGAGGACGGGCGGCCCGCGAACGTCCCCGAGAAATACTGGGACAAGGACAAGAAGGCGCTGAAGACCGACGTGGTCTTCAATCAGTTGAAGTGGGCCGAGGGCAAGCTCGGCAAGAAGGTCGACGTGCTCGGCGCGCCGGCCGACGTGAAGGAATACAAACTCACGGCGCCCGAGGGCGTCGAGCTTCCGTTCTCGGCGGACGATCCGATGGTGCAGGGCTTCTTCGCGCTCGCGAAGGAGAACGACTGGTCGCAGGCCCACGTCGATCGCGTGCTCGGCTACTACGCGAAGGCGATGGCGCAGCAGTCCTCGCCCGAGGCGATCAAGGCGCACGTCGAAGGCGAGATGAAGAAACTCGGCGATGGCGCGCCGCAGCGTGTGGCCGACGTGGCCGACTACCTCAAGGCGAACCTCGAGCTCGAGCAGGTGGAGGCGATCAAAGGGCTGCTGACGACCGCGGAGGCGTTCCAGGCAGTGGAGGCGCTGATCGCGAAGGCGCAGCCGCCGCGGTTCGTGGATCGCGACGCCGCGCCTGCGAGCGCCGGCAAGCCGACGCGCGAGGACTGGGAGAAGTTCCACTTCGCGAAGAACGAGCGCGGCGAGCGGCTGGTCGCCGTGGATCCGGAGTACCGCAAGCGGTCGGAAGCGATGCGCGATGCGGTGTTCGGCACCACGAAGCGGGATGCCAGCGGCAGGGCAATCGCGTAGTTCTACGCGAACGCTTGACGGTGAAAGCGCGAGGCTTGCAACCTCGCGCATAACCTGATCACCGGACCTACTGCACACGCAGCCCGGAACACGATCAGGAGCGGCGGCCGGCGAGATCCGGCAAGTCTCGGCCCGCGACAGCGGACCTACCGAGGCGAAGAACCCTAGTGTTTTTCGTCATTCGGAGTAGGTACGCATGTCGATCTATCTCACCGATGCGGCCCAGCAGGAATTCGACGCTGAGGTCAAGCATCTGTACCAGGGCGCCGCGCTGCTCGCGAACAGCACGCGCGTGCGTCGCAACGTCGTCGGCTCCACGGCGATCTTCCGCCGCATGGGCCGCGGCATCGCCAAGCAGAAGGCGATCCAGGACAACGTGAACCCGATGGGTGTCACGCACACGAACGTGTCGTGCACGCTCGGCAACTGGCACGCCGCCGACTACACGGACATCTTCGCGCAGGCCGAAGTGAACTACGACGAGAAGTCGGAGCTCGCGAAGTCGGTCGCGCTCGCGATGGGCCGGCGTTCGGACCAGATCATCATCGACGGCATCGCGGCGACCGCGACCGCGAACTCGGTGAACACCGACGTGGGTGGCACGGCGTCGGGGTTCAACCTCGACAAGCTGCTGCGCCTCTCGCGCCTGATGAACGCGGCGGGCGTGCCGAAGAGCGGCCGCCACCTGGCGATCACGGCGCGCGGTCTCGAGCAGGCGCTGCTCATCGCGCAGTTCTCGTCGGCCGACTACAACGGCCTGCGCGCGCTGCAGAACGGCGACATCAATTCCTACGGCGGCTTCATGTGGCACGTCTTCGACGACCGCACGGGCACCGGCCAGGAAGGCGGTCTTCCGATCGTGTCGGGCCAGATCCGGCAGGGCTGGGCGTGGCACGAGGAGGCCGTGGGCTTCGCGAGCGGCATCGAGTTCCGCACGGAGATCAACTACGTGCCGGAGAAGACGTCGTTCCTCGTGAACGGCCTCTTCAAGGCGGGCGCCGTCGTGATCGACACCACGGGCGCCTTCGGCGTTCAGTACACGGAGTAAGCGGCAATGGCATTCGATCGCACTGGTCTGTATCTCGCGACTCCGTCGACCCCGCCGGGGCATCGCCTGTGGACGTACGCGACGCTGGACACGGCGGCGACCGTCGACACCACGGGCTACTTCAACTCGGCGTCGAAGGAGCTCGCGATCGGCGACACCATCCTGGTGAAGGTCGTCACGGGCGCGATCCGCACGCCGACCGGCATCACGGCGCAGCAGTGGCTGTTCGTCAACGCGAACGCCTCGGGCGTCGTCGACACCAGCGACGGCACGGCGATCGCGGCGACCGACACCGACTGATCGGGTTCGGCCCCAACGGACAGCCCAATTCTGGCGATGCGGGCTGCTTGACGGGGCCGCTCGGAACACCCCCTCCGGGCGGCCCCTCTTTTCGCGAGGTGACGAATGGCGAGTCAGCGGTTTCGAATCGACGTGGACACGATCTCCGGCGGCGGACTCGCCGAGTCGCAGGTCGCGTACGCGCAGACGGCGGGTGCGACGACGGGCTTCGTCGACCTGTTCCTCGACAACGCGGATATCAAGAGCGAGGCGCAGCTGGAGCAGATCGTCGAGATCTTCCGGCTGTCGCTGCGGCGTCTGTACCGGGTCAGCGTCGGCGGCGTGAGCTCGTAAGCCGTGGCTACTCGATCACTCGTCGTCGACCAGGGCACGCAGCGTGGAGTGCTCGCGACCTGGTCGGGGTTGCTGAACGGTGACGATGGCGCTCCGTTCGAGGGTGGCGACTGGGGCGATCGAACGGTCGCGTTCGCGGGAACCTTCGGCGTGGGCGGTTCGATTCAGATCGAGGGGTCCAACGACGGCACGAACTATTTCGTGCTGACGGATCCGCAGGGCAACAACGTCGCGAAGACGGCGGCGGGAATGGAGGCCGTCGTGGAGCTTCCGCGATACGTACGACCGCGCGTGACGGCGGGAGACGGGACAACGTCTCTCGTGTGCACGCTCTACATGGTGCGTCGCTGATGAACCTCACCGAAGCAGTGAACGAACTGGAGAATCTGGGCAAGTTCGGGCGCGCACTGACGAAGGCCGGCGAGGTGGGAGCCGCCCTTCGGGGCGCTGAACAGGTCATCCGCGACCGTGAATCTCTCCGCGCCGATCTCGATGCGCAGATCGTGGAAGCGCGGAAAGAGCTCGACGCGGTGCGCAAGGCCGTCGAAAGCGCCCGCGAGGAAGCGCGCGCTATCGCAGGTATCGCGAAGAAGGAAGCCGACGAGCGCAAGGCAGAAGCTGCCGACATCGTCAATCGCGCGCAGGCGGAAGCGGACGTGATCCGCGCGCAGGCGGAGGACGTGAAGGCGCAGGGCGCCGTTGCGCAGAAGCGTCTCGACGAGTTGCGTGCGTCGATCGAGGCCGCGGAGCAGACGATCGCAAAGGCGCAGGCGATGCGTGCGGCGCTCGCCGCCGTGGAGTAGCGATGGACTTGACCAGACAGTTGCGCGGAAAGCAGGTCGCGGCCGTGATGACGAACGGCAACGTGCTTGTGATCCAGATGCACGACGGGTCGGAGATCCTCGTGAAGTGGGTCGACGACAACGGTGAGACCATCAAGGGCCGTCCGGTGCTCGGCTCCCGCGGAATGCGGATGCGGGCCGAGGGCGTGCGCGACCTCATCCACATGCCGGGGGCCGCGTAAATGGCTTCGTACAACAAGTTCCAGGACTACGCCGAGCAACTGAACAAGGCTGTCCACAACTGGTCGACGCATACGTTCAAGGCTGCGTTCTCGAACACGGCACCGAGCGCGACCGACACCGGTCTCGCGACGGGTGGCGCGCATCCGCCGCCGGCTGCGACGAACGGCTACACCGCGGGCGGCCAGGCGCTTGACACGGTGACCCTCACCGAGACGACTGGCACCGCGAAGGTGACGATCGCGGATGAGGTGTTCACGGCAAGCGGCGGCAATCTCGGTCCGTTCCGCTACGTCATCATCTACAACGACACCGCGACGTCGCCTGCGGACGCGCTGGTGTGCTGGTACGACTACGGCTCGAGCGTGACGCTGGCGGATACCGAGACGTTCACGATCGACTTCGACGCCACGAACGGCCTCTGGCAGCTGGCGTAAGGGGCAAGCATGGCACTTGAACATCTGCGGGCCCGTTACAACGAACTCTGCGCCGAGCGGGACCGTGTGAATGCTCTGGTCGCGCCGAAGCTTGCGGAGCGCGAGCGGCTAAATCTTCAGGCGCAGGAGATCCAACAGCGCGCCAATGCGATCTCGCTGGAAGTCAGCGCGATCCGTGGTGGACAGAAGTGGCTCGATCTCAAGAAGGAGATCGCGGCGCTCGCGGACGTCCTGCGCGGCCGCGGTTAGTGATCCGTGGCGTGGACGATCCCCGACAAGGGCGAGGGCGATAACGACCTCCAGTCCATACTCTTTCAGGAGTACTTGGACGTACTGATCGCGGGCCTTGCCGGCACCGACTGCGTGGTGAGCGGCTGCGGCATCACCGGCGGCGCCGACATGACGCCTGCCGTCGCGTCGGGCGTGGTGATCTCGAACGGCGTCTGGTTCAGCGTCACCGGCGCCGACGTGACGATCAGCGCGGCGAATGGCACGAACCCGAGGCTCGATCTCATCGTCGTGAATTCGTCCGGTGCGCTGGCGGTGCGCACGGGCACGGCGGCAGCGGCTCCGAAGCCTCCGGCGCGGTCGGCAAACGATGTCGTGCTCGGTGTCGTGTACGTGCCGGCCAGCGACACGACGATCGCGACGTCGCAGGTAACGGACTTGAGAGTCATTCGCGACGACATCGCGCGGCAGCCGGTCATCATCCGCGCGGACAGCACGAACACCCTGACGAGCGCGACGACGGCGCAGAAGGTGTTCGCGTCGCCGACGAACGGGCGCATCACGCTCGATGTGGGCACGTACACGTTCGAGGCGCTGATCGCGCTGACGAGCATGTCGGCGACGAGCGGCAACGCGACGTTCGACCTGGCGGGCGGAACCGCAACGTTGGGATCGATCCTGTGGCACGGCTTCGGCCGCGATATAGCCGCGGATGGCGCGACGGGCACATACGCGGGCTCGTGGTCAGCCGACGCGACCCTTGTGACCGCGCCCCTCGTGACGGCGGGCACTGGCACCGCTGCGATGTTCAAGCTCGAAGGCACGTTCGAGGTGACGGCGGCCGGCACGGTGCAGCTTCGCATCCTGTTGCAGACCGCCGCCGCGGCGATCGTCTCAGTGGGCTCGTTCATGCGCGTGCAGAAGATCTCGGGCGCGAACAACACCACCGCGATCGGTCTCTGGGACTGAGGGCGAGCACATGAGTCCGTATATGCGAGCGTTCCTGGTCCTGCTGGCGTTCGGGTTCGCGCTGTTCGCGTCGGTCAAGGCGCGCGCCGATGCGGTGTTCGTCGTCGCGAACACGGCGCCGGCGTACCCGGGCGACTATCGCCTGGTCGATGCCGCGGCCGTGCAGTCGGCCGACTTGGTGATCCGCTGCGGCGCCGCGGGCGTCGTCGCCGGCAGGGCCGACATGGCCAAGTGCGGCACGGCGCGCACGCGCGTCCCGCGCTCGACGG